TATTATTTAAAACGAACAATGTGAACAAAACGAACAAACTTTTATTTTTCTTTCATCCACCTCTGAAATTCCATTCTTGCACTATCTCCTGTGCAATTCCCTTTCATCTTCGCAGCCACTTCATCCCATGTCAGTCCTTGCATCACCTTGAACCGGATAATCCGCTGCATCCTTACCGGAGCTTTATTGATTACTCGCTCTGCTTTTACTTTAATCCGCTTTGCGTTCAGCTTTCGTTCTTCCAACAACCGTTCCTCTTCGTCTATATTCACCGTGTTCTCTATACATCCAGAGATATTAAAGCTCTGTGGTTGGTACGGAAACTCTGGATTGCTGCCTGTCACCTTGTCCTGTACGATCGTCTTTCTTCTGTGCCGTCTGATGTCTTCCTCTGTTTCTTTTACCAGAGCTTTTGCATCCATGTACTCATAGATTATATTCTTATCCACCTCAATCACCTCCCGGAATTGGCTTTTTGATGTTGTACTTGCTTGCTATGTATCCTATGGTGTCCGTATTTGTTCTGTCAGCCCTTTTAAAATCACAGGCAAAGGCTTTATGCCCCTTTTGCTTTAAAGCTGTCTCACAGGGCTTTCTCGTTGCCATAGTGTATGCTTCTATTTTCTTCATTCCGTTACCTCAATTTCCTCTCCGGTCAGCTCTTCCAACTTCTTTCGCATTTCTTCCACGGTCATTTTCTTTGGTTCTTTGCGCTCCCATATGAGTTCGAGGTTGCCTTTAATAAACACATCTTCTATGCATCCGAGTGATCCCGGAGTAATTCTATAGACTTTAACGACGTCTCCTCCTTTATAACCTGCCCATTTCAAGCCATCATCATAACCGCCTATACGATTGTATCCTCTTTTTCTCACTACCGTCCCAGCCAATACAAGATACATGTCCCCATCTCTTTGTTCAACTACCATCCCATCTTTCAGATCTGCTTTAGTAAATTCTTTGTCCATGTAATCACTCCATTCTAAGATTTTGTATTTATACTTCTCGAAGTAATCATAACTTTGATACCCACCATCTCCACCGTAACACGTTTTATCCCTGTATACCCCATAGTGTGTATAATTCAAATAACTATCCCCAGATGCCCATTCCATGCCATGCTTATACATCTGTTTACAAAAGTCTATTGCTTCTTCCTCAGTCTTACAATGCACTGCGATCTTATTATCTGCATCCTTAAATTCGTCCCAGTTAAATTTTCTCATATTTTCTACCTCACTTTCTTTCGCACAATCCAATCTAAAAAAACCACAAATAACAGTATCGGAAACCCTCCAGCCAGAAGATAATCTGCTCCTTCTAGCTCTACTTCCTCTTCGATTCCTGTTTTCAAAGTAATCACTGTCCCAAGCCCCAGGATGTAATACAGGGCTAGGAATGCGATTGTGATTATAATGTCCATGTTATCCCTCCTTGTATGGTTCTGGTAGTGGCTGCCATGCGATAACACATTTATCCTCAAACAGTTCATAATGGATTCCGCTTATATGCCTTGAAAATTTAAACTTGCCATCATAAACATCAAACAAGCCCTGATATCGTCTGTTCCCATCATCGAGAATGAATCTGCCATCATCTTTAAGAAATTCTTCTTTTGTAGGCATCCTTTCCTCCACCGGAATCCAGCCGTCATTCTTTCCATCTTTATATCCTATCTGATACCATTTTCTCCGGCTGCATTTCTCGTGCAAATTATTGTTATCCATGTGCTTGCGGATGATATCTCTCACAACCGCAAGTTCATGCACTTTTATTTGTTCAATATCAGCCTCGGTATAGCACTGGGTCAAGGGTTCTCGTGCCACCAATTCATAGGCTTTATTTTTGTGCTTTTCGATCAGTCCCTTTATCTCTTCCAAAATCTTCTCTAATACGTTCTCCATTATTCCACTCTCCTAAAATCCTATATCATCTAAGAAAAAACCAATTTCTTCTTCAAATTCTTCTTTTTCAATACCATAATCTTCAAGCATTTCTTCTAATGGAAATACTTCAGACAGTTTTTTCATTAAGTATTCTGCTATTCCCTCTGTATCATATTCTTCGACAATAGTATCTTTCTGTAAAGGTTGAATCATTCCATCTTTTAAATGATGTGCAAATTCGTCAGCTCCAATAATTATTTTATTCCCTTTTGGAATAATTACTTTTTCTCCAAACATCTTCTCTACTTCTGTATCACAATTTGATGTTAGGATTTGACCTATTTTGTATTTCATTTATTCCATCTCCTATTCCATGCTTCGATTGCATTTATTTTGCAAGTATTAATACTATTTAGTGCGTTGTCTGCATTTTGCATACTAGGACAATATCCTTCTGCTTTTGCATAACATTTTTTGCATTCACACCAAATAGTCCAACCAACATTATTTTTTCTTTCCATTTTTATTCTTGCTTCTCCACCACAAAACGGGCATTTCTTTAATTCCTCCATGTTACTCACTCCATTTAATTTTCTGACCGCAATTCGGGCAATAAAAATGTTCATATCCTTTTTCACAAATATATTCACTTTTGCACGTAGGGCATTTAAAGTTAATGTCACCAAGTATGCAGTCCATTATATTCGGCTTCTTTGCCGTATCTCGTTCTTTCAGCTCATGCATCTCACACATCAACTTCTCGCACTGGCTGTCCGCAAAATCAATAACCTTGTTATACTGGTTCAAAATATCGCACACAAACCGTCCCATCTTACACTCTGCGCATTTATCTTCTAGTTGCTCTCCGTTTAACTGATCCGGATATTTACACAGGTCGTCGCATATATGCTCCATCATTTCTGCAGTGATCCCGTCCATCCATGTTTCTTCTGTTTTTGGCATTAGTCATTCCTCCTACACCTCATATCTTTACAAAAATACAATTCCGTCCTTCTCTTTGTCTTTACATACTCAAAATCTCCGATAATTTCCCGTCCGCAGGAAGAACAGATATGTACTTCATTTTTCTTTGGTTTTTCTTTCTTTTTTTTCATAGCTACTGTAAATACCTCCGCATTAATATCCGGTTTGGATTCGACATCGCCCTGTTGAGCCGGCAACTGGTCCGCACCCAACGTTCGTAGAAATCCATGTATTCACTGATTCCCTTAAACTTATCCTTTATCAATTTATTGATTTCGGTCTTTTCGCATTCAGACTCCTGGATTAAGCCTTTTTCTCTCATAAAACGCTTCATCGTCTTAACATTTGCGTCAATTCCGCTCTTTTTCGCAATTTCCTTGTGTATATGGGTAATTACGCACCCATCTTCAAGCATTTGCCTTATTTCGTCCAAATACGGCTCGTATAGGTCCCTTTTTCTTTCTTGCATTTAATCATCTTCTTTCTTTTCCAATTCGATCTATCTCATTCATGACTGCCAACAGAATCTCCTCTGCCAATTTGCAGTTATACTTTTTATTTAACAGATCCACAGCTTTGATAAACTCATGCATATCGTCTGAATCCAGTTTTTTACTGCAAAATTCTTTATATAGCCTATAGCAATCGTTGAAAATAGAATTAACTTCTCTTAACTCCATAATGTTTCACTCCAATTTTTTTTGGTCATGTTTTCTCCTAAAATGGAATTTTTTCAAGTTCATCACCATCCAGTTCTGTAAATCCATCTGCATCTGTATTCCATCCGTATATCACATTCTCTACTGGTGTATTTTTCAATCTCTTTGTTTCCGGTTCGTAATATAGCGGGATAAAAACATCCTGATTACCATTGTTTCTATCTTTACAAATTTCAACTACGTTAGTTACGTTCGCCTGCATAAGATAATGGTCATCCTTCCAACCAAACATCTGCTTTCCAAGCCTTTTAAAATCTTCGTTTCGCCTATGCACGATAAAAGCATTGTCTACATAGTTTGTAATGTTACCGCTTCCGGAAATGTCATCCAACCTTAGAAAACCCATTGCTTTTCTTGGATGCGCTACGAAAATGATATGTACGTTGCAAAGATTTGCAATATTCTTCAGGCTTTGAACAAATTTTGTCTGCGCTTCATATTTATCTTTGTCATACATTTCCAGATTCAATGCCATCAAGTTGTCCAAGATAACTAAATCCGCCTGTCTTTCTTTAATCTTTTCAACCAGAACTTTGCTGATCATGTTGAAGTCATTTCCGTATTTGTTGTTGTATAGCCACAACTTCTCCCCAGTCCAGTCTGATATTTTCTCTTTGATATTTTCCGGAACGTAATAGGCGTTTTCAAACATTTTTGACGCAACAACCTTGCTTTTCCCCGCTGCTTGCAAGAAATACCACTTTGCAAAATTCTGGTCAGAAAGTTCTCCAGAGTAAACAATGACTGTTTGATTATTATTTACTGCGTTCAAGCCAACATTGGAAAGCCATGTACTTTTTGCGGAACCACGAAGTCCAGACACTACTGAGATACATCCTTTTTGCAATCCTCTCATTTTCCTGTCGATTTCGTTGTAGCATGTCTTGATGTACACTTCTTCCTCTTCCTTCTTCTCAAAGATCATTTTGATTGTTTCGAACATTGGCTCATCCAGTGTCTCCTGTTGGATTGGTTCGTACAAGACCTCATCAACCTTTTTGTTCTTGTTATGCTCTTTCCAGCCACGCTCAATTCTGTCATCGTCATTCGACCTGTCATAAGCATCTGGTTCAAACATCAAGCGAACATCTCTCCATGTTTTGTCTGCACAAGAATTATGCAAACACTTGAATCCAATCGCACCATTACTCTGAACCAATATCATGGAGTCTGGAGCTTTATGATTGCTATCAAATGGACACTCCTCCAAAATGTATTTCTTGCATCCATCCCTCCAAGTTCCTTCTTTGTATCGAATGTTATAACGATTCATCCACTCTTCCACATCAAACGTTCCTGTGTTATAATTGTTATATCTACTCGGAGTCGGCTTCTTTTCTTCCGGATACTCTTTGGAGAGTTTCTCAAGATACTTAATATCAGTTACCTTGACTTCGTCTGGATATTCGAAAATTCTGCTCATTCGGTGTGGGCGCTCCTCGGTGTCCGCACCCTTTTGAGCCAATGTCCCATACAACTTACAAACCCGACTCGGATTGAAGTTCGACGTATCAACTTGAACCACATCATCATCGAATAGCAACGCCAATGCTTTTAGGCACCGTTCTACAAGTTTCTTATTCTTGTCATTGTTCGCCAGTTGGATTTTGTAAAGTAAATGGGCACCATTGCCACTAACTGCCTTGATAGGTTTTTCAAAACCTAAGTTTTCAAGATACTGGGAAATATTCTTTGCACGTTGACACGCTTCCAGATATTCTTCTTTAGATGATGAAATACCAGTCGGTCTCTTTGGGTCTAAATCAATAAACAAAAAGTTGTATCCATCAATCTCTGTATCTCCAGTTGCCTTACCACCACTTACAAACTTCTCTGACTGTATTCTCGAAAATAAACCATTGTTAACTTGATTCAATGTCATGTACACGTTTGTTTTTCTCAAATCAACGGAATGTAGTTTTTGAATCAATGTATCTGCGTTTTTGAAATATCCGCTTAATGGTTTCCGATCTCCGATCACTCTAACTTCAAATAGCTGGTTGCCTGGTTTTAATATTTGAATCGTTTTTCTGATTTCAAGTTCGTTGATAATTTTTTCTTGAATCATTGCCACTCACCCCCGGAATACGGCGAAGCCGAACTACATTTCTTTACTTCTTTCTCATTCTTTATATTCTTTACTTCTTGTTTGGGTAGTGCCCGTGTACTTGTCTGTGTCTCGCCCGTGTACTTGTCCGTGTACTGTTTAGTGTCTCGTTTGGTGTCCTGCGAACCTTGATAATCCCCATAGTTTACAAGGGTTACAAGCGTCCCGTTGCTTGTACTGTTTACTGTAATCATTTTTGCCTCGACAAGCATGTTAATGTAGCGCCGAACCCTGTCTATGCTGTCCCAGTGCCACTTCTCTTTTAAAGACCGAAAAGAAGTCCAATGTTCACCTCTATGTATAACTCTTACTGAGCTGCCTATTGCAATCTGTCGGTCTTCATGGTTCGCCATCATGACCAAATACAACCATGCACTTCTTCGGTCGAATGGCTCTTTCGTGTCCCAGATAACTTCATTTTCCATTAATTTTCGGTGTAATTTCACCCAACCTTGAAAGTGCATGTTCACTTCCTTTCCAGCAATTCCAAAATCTTAAACCCTGTCTCTCCCTTATCGCAAAACTCGAACTCTACTCCGTACCTATCTTGGATGGTTTTCAAGCATTTATACAAGCTAGTTCCTTTTGTTGCTTTTGGGTATTTCTGCTTTTTAACCGGATGACCATTCTCCATAACCCATTCGTATTTCTTTAGCCTTGGATTCTCCCAGAAGATAATATCTTCCAAAGACTGGATTCCTTTTCCGTGCTCACAGAGTATAATGATTTTAAATCCCTTTGCTACCGCCCTGACAAGCTCGTCATGGAAGCGTTTGTGATCTTGCGTAACATTCCCCGCCAATTCTAATAAATCCTTTTTACGGTCGATTACCAGTCTTGGGTTATCTACGTTGCAATAGTCTCCTATGTAGAGCTTGGAGCGGAAATAATCCACCCCAGCGCTTTGAAATTGCTTTTCTATTCTTTCCCATTCTTTCTTTTTTTCGCGAGTATCTGCCTGCACCAACATTAAAATGGAATCTCCTCTTCTGAGCCATCTGGGATGCTCATAAATCCATCTTTATCTGTCACAGGCGGAGCAGGCTGTCTCGAACTTGTAGGTAGCAGCTTGTCCTCTGGAATCCTTGCGTTGTCAACCGCACTGTCATTGCAGAACCATCTAATTCTCCTTCTCTTTTTAACTTCTCCGTTGTACTCTTCTTCTACGTTCCCAAATACAACTCCAATTTTTCTACCTTTAAACTGATTGCAGAACGCATCGCCCCATGTAGCCTCAAGGTTATTCGACTCCTCAAACGCTTCAATGAATTGCTTAAATGATCGAGACACTTTGCCATCGTTACCTTCGGATAAAATGTATTGTGTCCCCTGAAATGGCCATTTTTTATCCGCTCTGATATCATTGTCGAAACTATGCATGAAGTAGTTTGGCTGCTTGTCGTTTTGCGCAAAGTCGATGGAGACAACGATCATTGCTTTTCCTGTCCTCGACTGCATCTCTCTTACATTCTTAATGATTGCATGGTGTCCGCCTAACTCCACTGGTGTAAATGTTACCTGTAATTCGTCGTATCCTGTTGGTTTTTTCATAATAATAATCTCCTTATAATTCTTCAAAATAATCTGTTTTAAGTGTTACTGGTATATCCGAAAAGATATATACTGTTCCGTTGTTTTCTGCCTTGCATAAATAGATCGGCTCCAACTGAAATGTATCAGGGCATGGAACATATAATTTATACACCGAACCATCTCTTGGCTCTTCCGGCATATAAGCCATAACTCTTAACTCCTCATCCATGCTCGGAACAAGAGCATTCTCCCAAAGATCGATTGGCGGAATTGCATAAATATGCATAAATGGTTTATATCCTCTTTTCCATTCTTCCATTTTTAGTACTCCTCCAATGCATTTATTACTTCCACTATGTCATTGTCGATCTCGTCCTGTTCAAACGCACCTAGCGGTGTTTTTACGGAACTCCGGTCTGCGTGTGTATGGAAAATATACTTTCCATCCTTACATTCTGCGAGCAATACTGTTGTAAATTTGCTTTCCAACACAATCTTGTCCAACTTGCGACCATTCGTTTTGATTCTCGTGAAAATCATCCCGTTATCGTCCGAAACAGTTTCGGAATGGCAAATAAAAATAACTGTTAAATCGTCACGCATGGAAAGTGCAAAATCCACAATCTCGTAGATATAAGACGCCAAATCCGTCCACTTTCCGTATCCTGCAACTTTTACGTTTCTCATTTCCTCAGCTACCATAATTCCGTTTAGCGTGTCCACAATCACGGTCTTAAAGTCTTTATATTTCTCGTTTCCATTGATTGCTTTTAAGCATTGCATTACATTTGTCGGCACGTCTCCGCGGAAGTAGTTCTTGCCTTCGATGTACTGCTTCTTCCATCCTTTCCAAGACAATCCTTTTTTGTCGCAGTCAATGTAAAATGTCTCCTCTGGGTTTAAGTTTCGCATGGATGTAGTTTTTCCTGCGCCACTCTCACCAATTACACCGATTACCTTAGCCATAATCATTCCTCCTTCGTAATTCTCACAATATTTAAAAGTGCCTGTGTTAGATTTGCGATATCCCTAGTCTGATAATATGTATTCACCTCCCCGCTCTCGATCATTCCGAGACGCTCATCTAGCAGATCTTCAATCCGCTTCTTACGGTCTTGCATTGTAATCATGGCTTCACCTCCTCATGAACCCAATTTCCGGAAAAATACCACAGGACCACTGCGATCACTGCCATGTAAAAACTTTCAGCTTCCTTCATGATCTGCATAAATACTTCCTGTTCTCTTTCCGTACCATTATTGATTCGTTCGCAAGCGTAAGGGAACGCATCTTCGTCACGCACTTTCTTTCCTTTTTCCGATCCGATACCTACATACATCATTCGTCCTCCATGCCAATAATTGCTTTTACAACATTTGCATCTAAAAAATACTTATCGTCATCTGTGTTATATGTGGTAAACTCAGTGTTTCTTCTTGATTCATACTCCTTTTCAGCCATTGCGATATACCCGATCAACGCATCCATCTTCCCATCTAATCTGCAAAGACGGGCATATTCCTGTTCGCTTACATAAATTTTATTGTTATCCATTGCTTATCCTCCTACTCATCCTTAGACAATCTAAACTCCATCAAATCTGCCAGCATCAAATATTCCTTTGCCAGTCGACTGTCTCCGTGTCGTTCTTTCACCTTTTCTCTAAATTCCCTCAGTGTTCCGTAAAAACATCCACATCTCACGCTGATTCCGCCGTCTTTCGTGCGGAAAAATGTTGTCGTCCTATTTTCCGATCCGAAGCAGCTTGTAGCAGAATAATCACGGCAGTTTTGAACCCAAGCGTTACCGAATACCTGAGCGTCACCGTATACCCAAGCGTTACCGCATACCTGAGCGTTACCGCATACCTGAGCGTCACCGTATACCTGAGCGTTACCGTATACCTGAGCGTTACCGAATACCTTAGCGTTACCGAATACCCAAGCGTTACCGAATACCTTAGCGTTACCGAATACCCGAGCGTCACCGGATACCCAAGCGTTACCGGACTGGTCAAGATTATTCTCCCTTTCTATAAATCCGCCCAATTCTCCCTCTGCTACATCACCAAACGACACAAGAGCCTTGATTCTAAAGAGCGTCTTTCCTAAAAAAGTTACAAATTCGCTGGTTAATTCAAATTTTTTCATTTACATTTCTCTCCTTTTCGCTTAAAATTAAATTGATTTTTTACCTGAGTACCTACATTTACCCTTTTCGTAGGTGCTCATTTTTAATACCCAAACACCAGATACCACGACAGTAGCACCAGTCCAAACCCGATCACAGATGCTGCAACCTTATGCCAGTAAGGCTTGTCCTTTTCTTCTGGCAGATCTACGGAGACTGACCGGATATCCCAGCTATTTAATGTGTTGGTGTGTTGAGTAGTCTGGCAGTGGTAGGTTCCTTTAATTTCCATGCTTGTCCTCCTTTAATTTCACGGATTTTTTACCTCGGATTTCCAACCCCATTCTGTAATTTTCCAGACAGGCGATTGCGTGTAACTTTTGCTCCTCAGAATACCCACCAACCCTTTCTGTGGATTCCAGTGTCTGGATAAATTTCTCAATTTGATTGATTGTTAGCCTTTTCATAGCTTGTCCTCCCTTCTACCGCCTAAGCGGTTTTCTCTTCCGTGTAATTTCTTGCTGTCAGAGCTTTGCGGTTTAATTTTTCTGCAAATAATTCAGCGTCCGGCAAGTCTTTGACTTCCACTTCTTTTCCGTTGATTACTACAATGTTTTTTATAGTCATTCACACCACCTCTCTAATATGTATGACGGATGGATTGTCCGAGATATGTTGTCCTATTCATTCTCCTTGTCCTCATTTTCTTCTTCCTTTTTCTGGCTTTTCTGCGATGCCATAGCCTCCGCAAAGCCTAGAAAATATCCTTTATTCATGTCGGACATATCCGGCAATGCCTGTGCTACTTTTCTGATAATTTCTTTCTCTTTTTCGCTCATGCGTACCCTCCTTATGCTGCATTTAAAAACTTGTTGATAAAATACTGCTGACCTTTACCTGTTACTTTGGTTGTTTTGTTAATCCGAACAGAGCCATCTGGATTGACTGATGTTGTCTCTTTCACTTCAAACAGACCTAAGTTCATTGATTTTTGTGTAGGAGAGTTCCATTCCGTTCCTTTTCTTTTGCTCAGATATCCGTTTTCACGCAACCACTCAAATAACCTTTTCTGTCCTGTTTCGATGCCGTTTTGCTTTAAAATCTTCGCCAGATCGCCGATTAAGATGGACGTATGACTGGTAGCGACAGCATCCGCAAATATCGCTTTCGGCTTCATTTCCTCGATCTGTGCTGTCTGCTCTTCGATTGTCTTCTGCGCTTCTAAGCCCGCCAGTGCAAGAAGTTCTTTACCCTGTGGAACGTGTTCTTTGATGACGTTTTCCATCTGGTGAAATCGCTTGATGTATTTTGCTGTGAACTCCGTCCCCTTTACTCCTGTAAGCTTGTGGGCGATGAACTCGCATCCCTCTTTCGTGATTAGGTAGCACGGATATTCTTTTCCTCTCTCATTTTTATACTTAGATTCCGTAAAGAAATCTGACTCACCAATTTTGGAGAGTGAAAGTTGTTCGATGTATGTGCGGATATCTCTAAGCAATTTATCATGTGCTTTCCCCACCATCTCAGCCACTTCACGGCTGTCTAATTTCTGTTGTAACTCGTTCAATACCTTTTACCTCCTATTTTTATTGCCGTCGTAACCTCCGTGGCGGGATTGCTTTCTTTTCGTTTATCTCCTATACTGTAAATACAGGGCACTGCCATGCCTGAGTATCACGAAAGGAGCGATTTTATGGGACGTTGTAATTCGCCATTTAACGGCAATCGCTATGTGCTTAATAAAAACACTGGTGAAATCCATGATTTAGACCGCGAAACCTCGTGCTGCCGCATAAATGATATAAAGTCCGAACATATCTTTAATTGCAGTTCCTATGAGGAAGCTGTTGTTTTTTCTTCCATGCTTGAC